CGAGATCAGGGAAGCGCTACGGCTTCGGGCCGGTCGAGCAGTGCCTTGTGACGATTTCAATCGGTCTACGGCGGCAGCAATTTCAATTGAAGTATTACACCGACGGCACGATGCCCGAAGGCTTGGTCTTTATGCCGCCGGGCGTGCATGTCGATCGCGTCAGCGAAGTGCAAAGCTGGTTCGATACGATGATGGCCGGTGATCTGGCGAAGCGACGGCGCCTAACCTTCCTGCCAAATTATGGCGACGCGAAAGATCAGCGGCCAAACGTCGTCTTTCCGAAAGAAATCCTCCTGAAAGATGAAATGGACAACTGGCTATGGCAGATTGTCGCCTACGCCATGGGGACATCGCCGTTGGCGCTGCAGAAGATGGTCAACCGGGCCAGCGCGCAAACCTCACAAGAAGCTGCGGAAGAGGAAGGCCTGGAGCCAAAGCTGCAATGGATGGAAAGCGTCGTCAATCAGATCGTTCAGCAGAAGATGGGCTTCGACGATATCGAAGTCGTGCCGAAAACCAGGCGCGAAGTCGATCCCGTGAAGCAGATGGAAATCCACACGGGCTACGTGAAGGAAGGGATTCTCACGCGCAATGAAGTCCGGGAAGACCTGGGGCGCGATCCTTCAGACTCGCCGGAAGCCGACGAACTAACCATCGATACCAGCATGGGTCCGCAACCGCTGTCGATGGATTCCCAGATTGATCAGATGCAGCAAAAGCAGGACGCGCAGCCGGAAGCTCCGGAGCCAACCACGGATCAATTGGAACGGATTGCGCTGCAGTTGGGTAAAATCCGCGGCGATCTGTCTAAAGCAACGCGCCGGATGGAAGAGCGCGAGCCGCAACCGATCACGGTGAATGTGGCGCCACCAAATATTGATGTGACCGTGCCCGAGCGCCAGCATACAACGCATATCGAGGCGACGAAAGTGAACGTCCAGTCACCACCGCTGGAAGTAAACATTCCAGCGGCGCCTCCGGCCAATATCACCGTTGAAGCACCAGAGGTTCATATTGAGCAGCCGAAGATTGACGTGCATGTCCCCGCACAAGCGGCACCGGTGGTCACCATCGAACCAGCGCAGATTACGATCAATCCGCCGAATATCGACGTGCAGATCCAGCAGAGCAACAAGAAAGTAAAGAAGACGATCCTGCGCGACTCGCACGAGAATATTCAACAGATTATCGAAGAGGATCAGGAATGAAGATCATGACGACAGTCGGCGAAATGGAAGAATCTGCGTTGATCAAAGAAACGTACGAGGAAGCGGTGCCTTGCGGCAAGGCGATCGTCACCGAATATTACCTGCTCGTCCGGCGTGACGTACAGATTGATGTCGATCAAGGCATTTCCGTAGAAGGGCGGGCATCGCTGTGAATAGCACTCTTACGTTCGGCCCGGCGTTCGATGATTGGCTGCGCGATAAGATCCTGCGCTTGTTGGCCATTACGCAGGCCATGTGTACCAGCTTCAAGAAAGAGCTGCTGAGCGCGACGCATAATTTCCTCGCTGCGGGCGGGCATAGCTTCAAGATGGCGCTGTATACAAGCGCGGCTAGCCTTGACGCAGCAACAACGGCTTATACCACGAGCAATGAAGTCACCGGGACCGGCTATACCGCAGGCGGGCAAGCACTGACAAATATCGATCCTGCAAGCGGTGGCACCACCGGCTTTACGACATTCACCACGCCAGTGCAATGGACCACCGCGACAATCACGGCGCGAGGCGCCATGATCTACAATGCGACGCAAGGCAATAAAGCAGTAGCGATCCTCGATTTCGGTCAGGATTACACGAGCACCGCCGGAACGTTCACGGTAAATCTACCGGCTGCCGACCAAACGAACGCTATCCTAAGGATTGCCTGATGCCAACAGAGAGCTACATCCAGATTGCCCCAAACTCGACCGGCAGCCGCATTCGCAATCTTCGGCTGACGGTTTTGTCACCAGACGTCGTCGACGCCAACGGCCAGATGACACCCTTCACTGTTCAAATGCAGGTCATCGCGCTAGCCGACAGCGATGGCAATATCCTGGACTTCAAAGGGGACACCGGATGGCAGGAAGAAATGCTCACAGAATTGAAGTCGATCCGGGCCGGTATCGAACTGTTGGTCGGCGCTTCTCTAGGAGACTAAAATCATGCTGAATGAAGTATTGACACGCCTGCGTATTTTCCGGCGCCGACCAAATCCTTATGTTGATGGCGATCCCGATGGCCGTCCTGGCAGGGGAGATCGTTACGGCGAGCCGATGATCGTACCGGCGATGCGGTCCGAGCACGCGCTGGTCGAGGAAGGCTCGTATTTCTGCACATTCAATCCAACACCAGGGACGGCGCTGGCCGCGCCCGTCGCGGCATCGTTCTCCGACACGCTGGCGTTTTTTTTAATCTACAACACGGCAGATATCAATGATCCGGCCTCGTTATCGATCCAGTTGAAGCATTTGTCTCAGGCCTTCACGGTCGCGCCTGCAACAGCGACGGGCATGCGCTATCTAGTCAGGCTCGATCAAGCGATACGCACGCCGACCGCAGGATCGGCGATTCTCGTCGGTATCGGCGGAAACCCTGGCGCGTATCAGCCGGGTCCGAATATCGCCGGTTCGATTGCGAAAATATGGAGCTTTACCGGCGCCGCACAGATGACCATTCCAGCGGTAACCGCCGCAGGCAAAGTAGCTGCTCAGGGCGGCATCGACAGTATCCCGGTGGTCGGCGGCGAGCGCACGATTGTCTTCGGTGGCGACGTGGCATCGACCGCACAGTGTTCGAGAACGAACCCAGTCGTGATCCCACCTGGGTGGTCGGCAGCTATTCATATTTGGTTCCCTGGCAACGCCACAACGGGCGCGTCGATCGAACCAGAGTTGGCTTGGGCCGAACGCTAGCCGCATTCCGTGCTTCTCGATCTTCGCTCCCTTGAACCCGCCGACGCGATAGTCACGCTTACAGGCGTTGCCGCAACGGCGGCCGTCCGCAGCGTCACCGTTTCTGGCAATGCCGTTCTAACCGTAGGCGGTGTTAGCGCCGCGGGCGCGGCAGGCGTTGTTGCTGTTAGTGGCAGCGATGTTATCGCCGTAACTGGTTTAGCGGCGACCGGCAGCGTTGGCACGGTTGCTATTTCTGCAAGCGCCCGCGTTTCAATAACGGGCGTGACCGCAAATGGGGCCGCCGGTTCGGTCGCAGTCACAGGCTCGGACACGATTTCCGTTACAGGGCTTGCCGCAGCTGGCGCAGTCGGTAATGTTGCTGCTTCCGGCAATGCCACGCTTACAGTCAGCGGCATTGCCGGAACGGCCAGCGTCGGCGTTGTCAGCATTGATACAGGACCTGGTGCGCCCGTCGATGCGGCTACTGGCGTTACAGGATGCGCTGCTACCGGTCTTGTTGGACAGGTCCGTATTAGCGTGCCTTACGATGTTGATGGCGCTATCTCGCCACGCATCCTGCGCCAACGCCGCCGATCCGCAGTTATTACAATTCAACCATTCGTTTCAATGCAGGGACGCGTGGGGCGTGTTTGGATTTCAATTACGCCTCGGGCGGAAGCACAGGAGGAGGAAGAATTATTGATGGCTGGTATTCTTTAAAGAAGAATTCCCGGAAGTGGAAGGATACGGGATATATGTGGCAGGCATCCAAGCACGCACCTTCCCGACATGGAAGTCTGTTGACGCGCCTGCAGCTTTTTTTAACGTGCGCTGGCGATAAGCAGTGTTAGCACCCAACACATCAACCCTAGCGCAATCAGATTAATTTTTGTGTTTGGAACGCCAGCCGCGGCCAACATGAAGCAGAGGAAGGCCGCGATAAGCAAGACCATATGAAGCATTCCCATAAGCCCAGATCTTACATCAAGCGCCAGAAGCCGCACACCATTTCACCCGCAGACTTAACCCACAATTCGCTGCACGCCAGGATGCAACTAACCCATACACTGGTGCGCCTGTTCCGCCATCAGCGCGGAAAGGTAGTCGCGAAAGCCCACGCCATCCTGCCAAAACATTTCAAAATCTGGCAGCGCCTGAAGGACAAGAAAAACGATACACCGGAATTACGCAAGGACCGGGCCGACGAAATCGCAGACGAGCTTTACGAAGCGATCATGGAAGAATGGGACACGCTGCCCGATAGCGCCCGCGAGGATCTCCTGGCCGCGGCCACATCCGGCGCCGGGAAGGGTGCCGTCCAACTGAAGATCCATGATGTGGAATTGATTTCCGCCATCAATCAGACGGCGAAAGATTGGGCCGACCACCGGGCGGCCGAACTGGTTGGTATGCGCTACACCAAAGACGGCGATCTGATTCCGAACCCCAATGCGCAATGGACGATCAGCGAAGCGACGCGCGGGGAATTGCGCCGCATCATCGCCAGCGCTTTCGAAAAGGAAACGCCGCTCAGCAGCCTAATCGAGGATATCCAGAATGCCGGTGCCTTCTCGGCCGAGCGCGCGGCCCTGATCGCGACAACCGAGGTTCAATTCGCACAGGCGCATGGCAATTACGCCGCCTGGGAAGAGTCAGGGCTTGTTGTATCGGTCACGTCGATCTTATCTGAGGATCATGAAATCGAGGACGATTGCGATGAGAATGACGGCGTGGTCGTGAAGTTGGGCGAGCCCTTTCCATCGGGCCATATTGCCCCGCCGTATCATCCCCGCTGCGAATGTATTTTAGCTACAGCGGAACTGGCTGGCGATGAAGAAGAAGGCTAGCGCAGCGATACTTGAACGCCGTCGATGAACTGCCCGATTTCATAGACGAAGAAGGCTGTTAAGATCAGCAGGCCGATGAAGTACGTTTTTAAGTTCATTGTCATTTTCCTTTCGTTATTCGCAGAAGACCATTTCCGAAATCTCGTTCTCGATATCGTCGCTATCCCAATCATCCGCGCCGTATTTCTTCCTGGCTTCATCCAGTAAAGCGCGGATCTGTTTGGCCAGTTCGAATTTCATCGTCTCTTTCTGCTGCTTTTTATCGATCTCTGTAATGCTCATGCCGATAGTGAATGCAAGACGCTGGCCGACCGCGCTTGCTTGTAGAATCAGCGAGTGTGGTTGATCATCATCAATCCAGTTGATGGAATACGGTAAGCAGGTTGATGTTTATTGGCGGATTGATATGCAGGCGGGAAGGAATAGCGGCCGGAAGGCCGCCATTCCCATCAGGTTTTAGTCCACCCAGATAACACCGGCATCGGGTGCAGTTCTGGCTTCGAGTTCTTCAATATCGAAATTGATCTGATCCATAAGTCCTCCTTTCTTAAAAAATGGGTCGACGGCTCAGCGCTGCCGATCCCTAGCTTTGACTTCTTTGAAAAATTCGCTATAGAGCTTCAGGCACAAACCGAGAAGGCCAACCATACAGCCCAGCATGATCAGCCCAACCAAGAGAAGGATCACCCAAAGAAGTTCGATCCCGGCCGGGCTCATCGCGTCTCTCCTGGCTTATGGCGGTCGGTCCTGGCTGGCTTATCCAATCTGATGCGATATTGTGGCGGCGCCAGGATGCCGATCTTTGCGCTACCGTTGATCGGCTGCACGCCGAGGATCTTGATCTCGATCACCTCGTCATCATTACCGGATTGCATGCGCGTCAGGATCGCCGACTGTCCAGGCCGGAGTAGAGTAACTAGCATGGCTATTTGTGCGCGCCTCCCTTTTTCCGCTGGCGTGGCTTGTTCCAATATGGCGACTTGCACTTCGGGCAGCAGGCGGGAAGCTCCCTGGAGCGCGGGAACCATGAATGGTCGCAGCGCAGACAAAGGAGCGGCGTGATTTCAATTTGCATAATCATCAGCGGTGGCGCCTCCTAGCACCAATAGATCGAACCACCCGAAGCCACGGCACGGTCGACAAGCGGCTTCAGCCGGTCAAACTTCTCGCGCCAATAGCCTGCACGCAGCCCGCAATTGATCTCGATGCAGCCAAGTGCACCGATCTCGACCGAGTGCGGCACACCGCCATCCAGTTCCGGCATGTGCAGCAGGGCATCATGAACGATGTTGATGTTGTCCTGAAGATCGATCAGAGCGAGCCCGGCGATGTCACCGTCATAATCGAATGGCAGGCCCACAAGATCGCAGAGGCGCCGGAAGTTAGTGTTGGACTGATTGAAAATCTCAACTGTCGCGCTGATCCTGGCTTGGTCTTCCTCGACCATAGCAGTGTCAATGCGCATGTAAAGCGTGATACTCATCGATTTAATTCTCCGCGTCCACTTCCGGGCAGGAAGGCCAGTAATAGAAGTCCACACAATAAGAATCAGCGAACTTGTCGCGGCGTGCCCACTTCTCCCAGTAATCGTTCAGCATGTTGTCGATCCGCATTTCAGATAGATGCGCCGTATAGATCATGCCGTTCATGTCAATCATTCCTGGCAGTCAGGTCCGCATCGCTGCAGTCGGCGCAGACACAGCCGCTTGCATGGGGTGGTTCGTCATCACTCAGCCCGCAATCCGGTTCACAGGCTTGATCCGGCGCAGCGCCACACTCTTTGCAGCATTCGCATTCATGGACCGCCTGTTTGCAGCCTTGGCATTGCTGCGGTTCCATTCCAAGTGCCGCGGCGTGGTCCAGATCGGACGGGCCAAGACAACCAGCAGGCATGTTATAAAATCCCATTAGATCATCCTTAGGCGCGCGACAGTGGATCGCAATTCAGCCAAGCCGTTTTGCAAGTGATCCCGCTTGCGCTCCAGATCCTGGATCTCGGCTTTGATTGCAGCGCGCTGCTTCGCGGCTTCGATCATCGCCAGCCGGTGCTCGTCGGATTCTTTCTGGCGCGTTGCGAAATCGATAAATACGAAATCGCTATCGATAGCGCGCTCGATTTCCTGATAAAGGCCGCCCAAGATGTCGCGCACATAACCTGACGACATGGCGCGCAAGGTATCCTGAAGCATGATCTTCTCTTCGAGCTTCGTCATGGCTTACTGTTTTTCCTTCAAAATAAATTCCGCTTTCGCGGTCATCACCCGAACCTGATCTGGGGTCAAATTCAGCGTTCCGATGTAGATTCCGGCTTCGAAAATATCGTATGTTTTGATGGCTGTTTTCTTACTCATTTCGCTATTATCATCTCCAGTGGGCATAATCATATAGCAACGGCACATAAGAGCAACCCCTTTTTTGATCATTTTTGGCCATATATATCGATAGCCATCGATAAACGCTTTGCGATACAAAGCGATAGCATATTCGTCCCAAAATCGCTACTTACCGCGTCCATAACATAATGATCCTACAATCATTATAGCCAACCATTAAGCCAGCCTATAAGCCACCCTTAAGCTGTACCCGTACCCTACCCCTTCCCCTACCTAAAAACAGGGGAAGAATACAGGGGAAACGTACGTAGGGTAACGCTGCCGCTTTTGGGCATGGAAATGGAACCGAAAATGGCGAAAAACCGCGGGCTACTTTTGGCCTGGTTTTGGCCTCGAAAAACAGGACTGCGAATTGATGATCATCTGAAAGCAGCAAGCGCGTGATCGAGTAAGGCAAAATCAATCAGCCGCTTCGCGCTGGAAAGCGCTAATTTTTTTCCCTTGTCTTTTCTTCCGCGTTCAATCTACTTTTGAAATCCGAATCGTCTGCATGATCCGCGCTTTTGCGATATTCCGGGAGGCAGGCTGTTGTGATTGCCTGAAAAGCGATTCGCCAATTCAGCAAATTCGTTCCGCTGGTCAAGGTCGACGAGGAGCAACGGCTCGTCTATGGCCTCGTGACCGCGGAAGCCCCCGATCAAGACGGCGAAGTGATGGACTACGTCACGACAGTCCCATACTACAAAGCCCTCAAAGAAAAATTCCTCAAAGCCACGGAAGGGAAATCTCTCGCCCCACTTCGCGAAATGCATCAGCTATCGGCCGTCGGCGCCGGGAAGGAAATGGATTTTGACGACAGCGTGAAGTCGATTCATATGGGCTTCAAAGTCGTCGACGATGATGCCTGGGTGAAAGTTCAGGAAGGCGTCTACACCGGATTTTCGCAGGGCGGCCGGTATGTTAAAACCTGGAAGAAGGGCGCGCTGACGTACTACACGGCCGATCCAGGCGAGATATCGCTAGTCGATAATCCGTGCTTGCCATCCGCCACGTTCGAATACGTGAAGTCGGGCGGATCTATTGAGCTTCGAAAATTTAAGCAGGAGGAAAGCGCGGACGATCGCTTCGACGATCTGATCGAAAGGCTCACTAGCGCCCTGGAAGAACAGATTCGCAAGGCTGGAAAAAAAATCAAAGCCGTTGTGGGGCACGTCAAAGGTGAATCCACGACCACGGTGCAAACGATCATTTTCTCGCCAAAGGACGACTGGTCCGTCGAGGAGGCCAAAGCGTGGCTAAGCGATCACGATCTGAAAAGCGGCAAGGTCGACGAGACCGAGGATTCATACCGCTTCCGCCAGCGCGATCCGCAAGACTTCGACGAAGGTAGCTTCAAAACAATTCCGTTTAAGGGCGGAAAGATATCGCATGGCGATATCTTGAAATCCGCGCTAACCAAACACGTGGCCGGTGAGGATCTCCTGGCCGCGGCCTTCGCGTATGTTGGTGATCCAAGCGACCAGTCCACCTGGAAAGTTGCGCTTGAATTCCAGGCAGCCGCGAAAACAAAGCTGCACGTCCGCAATGCGCTAGCCCGCTATTCGTTCATCAAAGGCATTCCAGCCAGCGCGAAGGCTAAAGTGAAACAGGCTATCCTGGCGGCAGCGATGCTGCACGGCGTGGATGTCGGCAAAGAAGCGGCCAAGATTTTCGCTTTGCATAAATTTCTTCGATCGAGCGCTTTGGAAAAAGGCATGTACGACGTGAAGGATCTGTCGGACGTGCTATCGACGCTGGCCTTCGTGCAGTCCTGTTTGACGCAAGAACGCGAATATGAAGGCGATGAATCGACCGTACCCGAAGACCTACTGCAGGTCATGGAAGCCTTGCAGCAGGTCTTCCTGGACTTGGTCCAGGAAGAGACCGACGAACTGATCGAACATGCTCGTTCGCTAGGAGAAAAAGCTATGAAACCCGACACGCTAGAGAAAGCGCTATCCCAGATTGCGTTGATGAAAGCCGCGACCGAGAAGGCATTTGGGAAGCTGAAAAAAATGCTCAGCGATCAGCACGACAGCACGGTCGATATGCACAAGGGCTTTCACAGCGACACGATGGTGTCGAAAGATCACGCGGCAGCGAAAGCGTTGGCGACCGAGCACCTTGGGAAGGCGATCGCTCACTCCGGCAGCGGGCTGTCGAAAGCGCTGGATCATATCGACAAGTCGGTTGCCGATATGACGGCGGGCGACACGTCTACAGGCGGTGGCGGCGTGTCCGAGGAAGCGCTCACAGTTGG